ATGTTTTTATCAGTATAGGTTGATATATAACATAGTCACATGTTTTGATATATTCAATCCCTTCTTCATCATCTGTTATACTAATTAAATCTGGATAAATATGTGATATTATTTTTAAATATCCAGGAAGTACATGTTTACCAAATCGAATCCACTTGATTTCGTAATTTTTATTTTTTAATAAATCGTGTAAATATACATGCAATGACAATGTTTGACAGTTACCAATTAACGCAATATTAATTTTTTTATGTTCTAAAGAATTTGCTTTCATCAATATACAATACATAAATAAATTTTGTAATCCATCATTTTTTAAAAAACAAAGGCGATAGGATTCGAACCTATGAGACCATTGACACTTCCACCATTTCATACAATTTGATCAGCTCTGACGAATTAATACTAGTTGCGCTAAACTGAGATTAATTCTTCATCACCTTGTCTTTTATGTTTCAACGCTAGCAATATCCACATATAGTGTCATGACCAGATTGATATGAAATAGTAGTCGTGGTAGATCACCCTACTGAAACGCAGGGCTCCTTGGACCGCTCGGACACACCTTCTCTGAATATAATGGTTCATGAGTATACATAAAATGGCAAATTTTTTTTTTGATATTTTTTACAATCCAGATATATTCCATATAGTTGGTCAATATCAATTTGATATATAAAGGGATAGGGAAGGATCTTCATTCCTGTTTGGATGTTTTAGATGAGATAGATGCGTTGAAGGGGGAATGCCCCCACAAAAAAAAAATTGATTTTTTTTCATTAAACAAAGTGAATAATAAATCAATCATTTGTTTTCACAGGATTTTCTTTCACAGAGTTATTAGATATGTCTGACAGTGGTTCTGGTGGTAGTGGTTCTGGTGGTAGAATTCGTCTTGTGAAATTTGACAGTGAGACGAAAGAGCATGATGGATTGGGTGAAAAGACAGGTTTGTTCAACAGATACATAAGTAATGTGTTTTCGAAGAAAAATGAAGTTGTGACCGAACTTGCAAAAAGTCTGAATGTTCTCGGATTGGTCACAATTCAGTCAATGTTGGCTGACCTTATTTGGCGGTGTGATCGAAACCGTCATGGAAGAGCTGTCGTTTTGCCACATGGTGGAGGATGTTCCGCATCAATCAAGCGGGAACACGTACCGTTTCTGGTATCACATGTTGAGTATTTGGAAACAGTCATTAGGAAAGTTCGCACAATTATTGGCCACAAGGAACAAGAGGAACAACAGGAAAAACGAGAGGAACAACAGGAAAAACGAGAGGAAGAAAGGCGGAAACGTGTGACTGAATTGTAATTAACAACAAGAATTTTTATTTTTTTGTTTGATATTTTGTTGATTGATTGCACATATAAAGGGATAGAATTTTTTTATTTAAAAAAATTTGATTTTTTTTTGATTTTGAATCGGATTTTTTAACCAACATCCATTCCACATTCCACATCCCACATTCCACATCCCACATCCCACATTCCACATCCCACATTTATTACAATCACCCAATAAAAATGGAACAAGTCAATCAGCAAAAAGCCGCGGCAATGGAGGCGACAACAGAGGTGGCAACAAAGGAAGTGAAGACGCCGGTGAAGACGGTGGTAAAGAAACCTGTGAAGACGAAGAGGGGCGATATTGAAAATGCGCCCAAAAAGAAGAAAATCCGGAAGCCACGAGCAAAGGCGTCGAAAGATGTGGTGCCATCATTTGCCAAAAAGTACGAAGGGAAATTTGGTGAACTTCCCACAGAAATCCAGAATCCATGGGCAGTTTACAGTGATGGGCGGCGTGATCCGCCAGTTCCAGTGACGGCGGCGCAATCCCTGGTGTACAAAATCATCATGGAAAACCAGGGAACCAAAATCGCGCAAACGGGGACCAATTGGTTTGCCAAAACAGATCAGGATGTTTATGCGAAATTGATTGATTAAATTTAAAACATATTTTTTTTTGATAAATTTGAAATTGAAATCCAGGTTTATTTTTTAAAATTAATCAAAAAACTAAAAAATGATAGAAAAAGAAGATTTGGAAAGATTGGTAAATCAGAGATTAAGTACTTATAAAATAGCGGAAAAACTTGGGAAAAGTCGCACAAGTATATGTTATTTATTAAAAAAATACAATTTAAAAACATGTTATTACAACAAACAACCTGAAAAAGAAGAGTTGGAAAAATTAGTGGAAATGGGATTGAGTACAAATAAAATAGCAGATTGGACTGGGAGAAGTCAGTCTAATGTTCGTTATTGGTTAGGTAAATATGGATTAAAAACTCATTATGTAACAAGAGAGAAAACTGATGAAATAAAATTGACACATAAAACATGTAACAATTGTAATGAAAATAAGTCAGTAAATGAATTTTATTTTAGGAAAAATCGGAATAAATATTATAACACTTGTAAAAAATGTGATTCAGAAAATCATAAAAAAAATCATACAGGTTTAAATGGTTATAGACATAAAAACAAACAAAAATTAATAGATACAATATTTTCTGATTGCAAATGTGAATTATGTGATTTTAAAACAAAAAATATAAGTGTGTATGATTTTCACCATAGAGATCCATCAAAAAAAGAATTTAATTTGTGTAAAGTACGATATAAAATGAAAGAATGTTTGGAAGAAATAAAGAAATGTATATTGGTTTGTTCAAATTGTCACAGAGAGATTCATGGTGGTTTACATCCAAGATATATTGAAGAAAAACCAATACTTTCAGATAAACCCGAATTTGGATATAAAGTATGTAGAGGTTGTGACAAGAATCTTTCTTTAAATAATTATTACAATTTATGGAATAAATGTATATTGTGTAAAAAACATATGGCTCAAAAACGCGCTTTAAAAATTAAACAACAATGTCTTGATTACAAAGGGGGGAAATGTAGTCATTGTGGATATAAAAAATACATTGGGGCAATTGATTTTCATCACGTGAATTCGTTGGAAAAGGAATTTCGAATGTCTAAACTAGGAAGTAGGGATTTTGGAAAAAAACATAAAAAAGAGTTGGATAAGTGCATTGCGCTTTGTTCAAATTGTCATAGAATAGAACATGATCGTATCAGATCTAGTTTGAAAGCTGGAAGTAATAATAAAAGTGTCTTGGATTTAGACAATGAAAAATTGGATTTAGACAATAAAAAATTGAATGAAAAAGAAGAATTGGATTTGGAATTAAATGAAGAAAAAGAAGAAGGATTTGGTTTAAAAATAGAAGAGGTTGATTTCAATGAATGTTTGTTTTTAATTGTAGATGAATGGTCATACTTATCAATGTACAATTGGAAGAATGAATTTATTTATACAAATATTGCAAATGATGAAATGAGTGAAGATGAGGATTCAGTGAATGATGAAAAAAAATTTATAAATATTTGAAAATTACAAAAAAAGAAACGCTCAGCACTGGGCTCGAACCAGTAACCTTTTGTTTAACAGACAAATGCTCTTCCATTGAGCCAGCCAAGCTTTGTTTTTTATGAGGTTTCTCCTCAAACTCCATCACTGGGAATCGAACCCAGATTTTCACCGAGACAGGGTGATGTGCTACCATTACACTCATGACGGAATACTGTTCTTATGGCCACAGAAGGGCTCGAACCTTCCCTGCTGGATTTTCAGTCCAGTGTGCTTCCACTAACACTATATGGCCTTATGACGGACGGTAACATAGGGAATCGAACCCTCAGCGTTAACTGGACCTGTTTTCGAGGCAGGCTAACAAACCATTGTAACATGCTACCATATGGTAATAACGGCATCATAGGGACTCGAACCCTCAGCGTTAACTGAACTTAGCTTCCAACTAAGCTGTAGACCTTCTACAATGATGCCAAACTCCATCACTGGGAATCGAACCCAGATTTTCACCGAGACAGGGTGATGTGCTACCATTACACTCATGACGGAATATTGGGGGGAAATCGGAGAATCGAACTCCGGCCACTATGGTCCAAGCATAGTATTACTACCACTGAACTAATTTCCCTTATTGGTATGACGGCATCATAGGGACTCGAACCCTCAGCGTTAACTGAACTTAGCTTCCAACTAAGCTGTAGACCCTCTACAATGATGCCAATGATATAATAATGGCCACAGAAGGGCTCGAACCTTCCCTGATAGATTTTCAGTCTAGTGTGCTTCCACTAACACTATATGGCCTTATTGGTAATGACGGTAACATAGGGAATCGAACCCTCAGCGTTAACTGGACCTGTTTTCAAGGCAGGCTAACAAACCATTGTAACATGCTACCAAATCTCGTAGGCAGGAATCGAACCTACTTAAGTCGGGACTACAATCCGATGTCATTCCAAATGACTACTACGAGTTTTCTCCTGCCGGGAATCGAACCCGGGTCTACGCTGTGAAAGAGCGCTATCCTAACCACTGGACTACAGGAGATTTATAAGATATGTCAGCTGTGGGGTTCGAACCCACGAGTGCGAACACAGAGCATCTTAAGTGCTCCCCCTTGGACCTCTCGGGCAAGCTGACTGAATCTTATTTATAATGTTTTAAAGTTATACATAAAGAAGTATCCCCCGCCTCCCTATTTTTGTCATGTAAGTTTTATGTATAAATGGTGTATGAAATGGTGGATGAAATGGTGAATAAAATGGTGGATGAAATGGTGAATGAAATGGTTATTGGAAAGAATGGTGGAATAAAAAAAAAATTTGATAATTTTTTTATAGTTATTTTTAAATTAATAATTTTTTAGTTTTAGTTTTAGTTTTAGTTCTTTGTGTATTGGTCAATTCAAAAAATGAGTACCTACAATCACAGAAATCACAGAAATCACAGAAATCACAGAAATCCATTTGAGGATCTCGCATCCACTTCTTCTTCTGATTCAGATGAAGTTCAAGTTGCCCCTGCTCCCACTCGTACAAAAAAAATGAAGAAGAGAAGCAGTGGTAGTCGAAGCAGTGGTAGTCGAAGCAGTGGTGGTCGAAGCAGTGGTGGTCATAAGGGATCGCCATCACTTTCTCCACTACCGATGAAGGTGTTGACGCAAGAGCAGGTATTTGAATACAATGGCAATAAGGGAACATTAGAGATGAAGGAAGAAATGCCAGTGCTTTCAGAGTACACATTGGAGTCAGTGAAGGATGTTTTCAGTCGTTTGTCAAAAAAGGCGAGAAAGGCAAACAAAAACATTGATCGAAAATTTGCTGAATTGGCACTGTCAGTACTTCAGAAGTGTGCTTCTTTTTCCAAGACGGCAACCAAGGCAGTGGAAATGATTTACAGTATTTTCCGTCGTCAGTTCCTCAATTTCCAGCCACGTTCCTTGAATCCAACTGTCCGTATCATCAGTCTCAAGGGACTCAATAAGGAAATTCGTCGTGATATTGTTGGAAAGAATGGGGAAAACATTAATGAAATTGGTACAGAACATGATTGTCATGTGTTCTATGGGAATTCGCCGAATGTCACCACGTGTCCAGAATTGATTGTGTTTTCGCTGCGATGGAGTAGTGACATAGTTAGTTGTTACAGAGATCTCCAAGATGATATTATGGAGGTGGTCACTGATTATGAAACAAAACATGGTCAAACAATGTTTACAATGGAAGCGAGTCAAGCAGAACAGGAGCGTTTCCGTTATCCAAAGGGAAGTAAGCACTACAAAGAGAAGTTGCGTCGTACAGGAGGCAAGAGTAGGTATTAGTGATGGAGGTAATGGTGAAGGTATTTGTAGAAAAAATAAAAAACAAAAATAAATAAATAAAAAAGATATATTTTTTTTGTTGATGGTTTAGGTGATGGTATAGATGGTCTGATTGGATAGTGTGATGGGATATATGATGAGATGGATGATGGGATGGATGATGGGATTGGACGGTGGGATTGGACAGTGGGATTGGATGATGGGATGGATGATGGGATTGGATGATGGGATTGGATGGTGGGATGGATAATGGGATTGGATGGTGGGATTGGATGATGGGATGGATGATGGGATGGATGGTGGGATTGGACGGTGGGATTGGATGATGGGATGGGTGGATAAGGCTAATCGATGTTTTTGGCAAGCCAAAAGACATCTCAGCCATGGAGCGTTGTCCAGCGGCATTCGCCGCCTACCAACTCTCATGGTCATCAGACAAGCTGTGACCGGGAACTTGGAAAAATGAAAATTTGCGACCATAACCTCCTTTGGAATTTATTTAAAATTTCCCAATACCATAAAAAGGGATTTTTCTATATAATTATAATAATTCCAAAGGAGGTTTTCACCTCGATCAATCAGAGGGGGGTGGGCGAACCAGGCGATTAATTTAATAATAAATTCAGGCGAAGCCATATTATTTTTATTTTAAAAATTCGCTTAAATCCCTTCATCGTTTTTAATAAAAAAAAATATAGGAAACCAATAAAACATAGAAGAACCCTATTGAAAAAATACCTTCCCCCCAATTAATTATTCAGATGCATTACCTTTGCGTCGTTTTTTCCTTTCATTTTTTTCTTCACGTTTTCTGATTTTGTATTGTTCATAAGTGTTTTTTATTGTTTCGCGTAATTTGATTTCAAGACGAAGAAGAGAATCATTTTTTCTGGAAGTGATAACAAATCCTTTTAGTTCTGAATCATAGAAAATGGAACTACCAGGCTCACGTTTTTTAAGACTTTTGATATTTGATCCATTTTTTCCAATAATTTCACCAACAACATCTGATGGACATAAAACTGTTCTTTGTTTTCCATCATTAATTTCCTCATCAGATTCTGATTCATCTTTTTGTCTTTTCATTTTTTTATATGCTTTCATCGCACTGACTGATTGCCATTCACCATCATTTACTACAGATTTGGCATTTTTCTTTTCATTTTCAATAAGTCGTTTAATTTCTTTTTTTTTCTTTTTTTCTAATTTTTTTTGTTTGCGCCTTTCTCTTCTTTGTTCTTTTTCCAAATGTTTCCTTTGTTTTTCTAATTCAGGATCATCATTTTCTTCATCAGATGAAATATATAAAGGTTCAAAAACATTTTGATTGGCGTATTTAGACGTAGTTGAGTAAGAAAAATTTTCCATTAAATTAAATAATAATATTTTAGATTAATATTTTATTTACTGAATTCAAATTTTTTTAATAAAAATAAAATAATAAACAAAAATTCAAACAAAAATTCAAACAAAAATTCAAACAAAAATTCAAACAAAAATTCAAACAAAAATTCAAACAAAAATCAAAATTAATAGAAAACAAATCCCACTGAAATAAAAAAAATATATCTTCTTGGTTAAAAAAATAAAAAAGATATATTTTTTTTATTTCCAGTTATAAAAAATAAAGTTATTGGAAAAAATAAATCCCAGTGGAATAAAAAAACAATTCCCAATGGAATTAAAAAATGAATTCTTCTTGGTTAAAAAAGAAAATAGATTATGTATTTATTTTTAGTTATTAAAATATAAGTTATTTGAAAAAATAATTCCCACTGGAATAGAAAAAATTAATTATTCTTAGATAAAAAAGAAAAGTTATTTGAAAAAATAATTCCCACTGGAATAGAAAAATTATTCTTATAAATGAAATAATTTAAGAAAACTTTGTTTTCTGTTGCTTCGTTAATGGATTGATTAGTAATTCAAGACTTATTGGATTTTTGTTTTTTTTCTTTTCCCAAATGAAATATTTTTTTCAATTTAATGGTGAAAGAAATAAAAAAGATTTTTATTGTTTGAAATAGAATAATTGGATTATCAATATACATTAATGGATTTGGGTTCCAAGACTTATTGGATTTTGTTTTTTTTCTTTTCCCAAATGAAATATTTTTTTCAATTTAATGGTGAAAGAAATAAAAAGATTTTTATTGTTTGACAAAAAATAAAAGTTATTTGAAAAAACAAATCCCATTGAAATAGAAAAACAATTCCCATTGGAATAGAAAAAATTAATTATTCTTATACAAAAAATAAAAGTTATTTGAAAAAACAATTCCCAATGGAATTAAAAAATGAATTCTTCTTGGATAAAAAATAAATGGTTATAAATAAATTCCAGTGGAATAGAAAAAATTAAATTGTTTTGGTTATAAAAAGAAAAAGATTTATTTATTTAATTCAGACATTTTTTCTTTATGACAAAGATGTGGATGATTTTTACAAAAATAACCACTGCATTTTTCACAAAAAACCATATCACTACCACAAATCAAACATATAATATTTTTGCTATCTGGGATAATACCTTCAGATATGGAATAAGACCGAATTCGTATAATTGAAGAATCATCATCTTCATTACTGTTACTAGTTTTTAATATAGCTGCAGTATCACTAACAGATCTTTGTTTATTTCGTCTTTGTATTATTTTTAGTCTTCTTCTTCGTCTATCTTTTTGTCGGCGCCGCTCACCATCATAAGTATCAGAATCATCAGAATCATCATCATTCCATTGATTTTCCATTAATTGTTGGGTAGGTTGTATATTTTTTTTATGTGTTTTTTTGGGTGGTTTGGATGATTTGGATAACAGTTGGTAAATTAAATCAAGGCTATGTTCAGTGGTTTTTCGAAACAAAGTAAATTCTTCATTGAGATCAATAATTTGTTTTTTGCAAAAATTAAGATCTTCAGTTATTTTAGAAATCTGTGTTTGTTGGTGAAGGATTGGTAGTGCTGATAACATCATGTAATGAAAACAATCTGTTTTATTTTAAAAAACTCCTATTTTATTATAAAAAAATCAAATTTTTTAATTTTTTAATTCTAAAAAAATTAGGTTTTTTTTTTATTTAAACAAAAAAGTGGAACCGTCATATGACAGTTTCGATCATTTCTCTTTACAACTAACCTGAAATCTGAAATCTGAGCAACTTTGAAGAAACCTGACAATCTTGAACAATTTATCCTATGGAATTAACATCACATCAGAGAATAACTTGACCAACCAATGATGAAAGCAACTGAAACAATGAATCTGAAACAATGAAACAACGAATCTGAATTTGGATGAAGAACAACTGAACCAACTGGAATAGAAGAAGAGAATTTTGTGAAGAATTGAACTCTGGAAATAACCTATAATATCATAATCATTGAATTAATACTATCAATAACGTAATCACAATTACAATTGAAATGCGAATTGAAATACGAATTTTGAGAAATGCCGAAACCGCCATATGACGATCCCATATATAATGTTTTAAGGATATACATAAAGAAAAACATTTTATTTTTGTGGTATATGGTGTAGTTATAATGGTGTAGTTATAATGGTGTAGTTGTAATGGTGTAGTTGTAATGGTGTAATAATGGTTTATAAATATTTGCGAATGGAATTAATTAATTTATCTTTGAATACAGGTTTAATTAAAATCAATTTTGCGCCAGCATTACGTAATTCTTGAATTTTATCATTTTCACCACCAGTAATACCAATAATAGGTAAATCAGGATATTTTTGAGTAATAATTTTACTGGCTTCAACGCCACTCATAACAGGCATAATATTATCCATAAGAATCATTTTACATTTATATTCTTTTTCCAACCATTCAATACCAATTTTACCATTTTCAGCCGTGGCAGTTGTAATTCCCATACTTTTAAGCATTCTTCCAACTAAAATACGATTCATTTCATCATCTTCGATATATAAAACATCAACATTTATTTTTTTTCGTGTTCTTGGTATATCATCATCACTTAAATTGGAATAAGTAATGTCATCATCAATTAAAATTGTGTTATTATTTATATCAGATTGATCTTCCATACCAAAAACACATAATTTAAAGGAAAAGGTGGTACCAGATTTATCGGACCAAGCTTTAATATTTCCATTATGTCCATTTGTAATAATTTGGTTACAAAGAGAAAGTCCAATACCAGTACGTTTTTTATTTGATTTTCCAACAGCAATAAATGGATCAAATATGGTTTTTTCACATCCATATGGAATGGAAGATCCAGAATTCCAAATATCAATTATCAGTTCAATTGGGTTTGATTCAAGAGGTGCTCCAAATTTATATTTATCTTCGTCATTTACGATATGATTATAATTAACAGATAAAGACACAGTGAGACGAATAGTACCATTAATGTTAACATGTCTAATTGCGTTGGACATAAGATTATTGATGACTTGTAAAATTCGAATACGATCACACCAAATAGTATAAAGATGTAAATGTGGTGACAATATTTTAATAAATTGAATATTTTTACTGGTTTTAATATGAATATTTTTATTAATAAGAGAAGATAAATTAACAGGGGAATATTTATAATTATAAATACCACTACGCATTTTTTCCATATCTGTAACATCATTTAAAAGATGAAGAATGGTATCACAACAAATTCTCATATCACCACAATGTTTTTTTAAAGGAATTAAATCATCTTTATTTTCAGAATCGTTATTTAATTCTAATATTTGGTTTTCTTCTAATAATGCAATACCAAGAGTAAGTGCGTTAAGAGTAACTTTAATTTCATGACTTAAATATGAAATAAAACAAGTATGTTCTTCCATGGATTTTTTTGCTGCATTTTCAATTAATTTTTTTTCATGAATTCTTTCTTCCAAAACATTTTTTAAACTTAATGTAGCAGCTGTAAATCCATTTGATGTTTTCACAACAGTCAATAAAATAGGAATACTTGTTCCATTTGATTTTACAGCACAAACTTCACGTCCAGGTCCACCAATAATATGAGAAATACCAGTATCTAAATAATTTTGCATATATTTTGCGTGATTTTTAGAAATGGATCTGGGCATTAATATTTCTATATGTTTACCATCCATATTTTTATAACCAAACAAATTACATGCTGATTCATTAGCATATAAAATAATTCCAGTATTATCTGTATTTATTAGTGGTACATTTAAATTAAATAATTCATAATTTTTTTGTGTATTATTATTATTTTTTTGAAAGTTGTTAGAACAAACATTACCCATTTATTATTTACTTTGAATTTATTTATTTAAATTTATATAATAATCAATTTTTTCAAAAAAATAAACCACAAAAAAATTATTTTCCAAGCCAACTATCGGGATCGAACCGATGACCTATTGCTTACAAAGCAAGTGCTCTACCACTGAGCTAAGCTGGCTTTTATTGAAAACGCCATACCTGGAATCGAACCAAGATTTTTGAGATCAGAACACAACGTGATAACCACTACACTATATGGCGAAGAAGGGAGTAGAGAGAATCGAACTCTCACTATTAGATTTGGAATCTAATGTTCTACCATTAAACTATACTCCCATATGACGACACCACTAGGATTCGGGGAAGAAATTCCCTTCTACTTTGATCGAACCATAACCACTCAGTCATAGGTGTCATTGATGTCTATTAAAGAATAAATATAAGTTATACATAAATGATCCTGTTCATACATCTTGATTCATACATCTTGATTCATACATCTTGATTCATACATCTTGAAAAAAAAATGAAAATAAAAAAAAAAGGAAATAAAAAAAAAGAAAAGGGAAATAAAAAAAAAGAAAAGGGAAATAAAAATAGAAATAAAAATTTGATTTTATTATGGTTATAATGAATTGAAAGTATTTCTGACTACTACATAGTCTATTTTACTTGAATATTATGTCTACAACTACTACGATTACCCCACAAACAAATGACAATCCACCAGACCAGGTGGACAACCAAGAGGAACAGAAAGAGGAACAGAAAGAGGAACCATGTAAACGTAATATAATGAAAACGACAAAGACGACTTACAAAAGACAGATGCCAAAGAAAGTGAAAGGTAAAACAGTAATTGATCCAAAAACAAGTAAGCCAGTGATGGTTCCATCAAAACCAGCTTTTGAGATTCATCATAGATGTGATGATGAGAATTCAGATGTGTCTGATGCGTATCGAAAATTGCTGTTTCGTTTTGTGTTGGGACACAATGGTTCAAATGTGGAAGGTTTGTACAGAATGGCAAAACGACATTTTGGTCGAAAACTAAATGTTTGGAAAAATCGTCCAGATATCTTTATTATTGACAAAGAGGGTAAGGAAGTAATTTTACGTGAAAGTGAAAAATCACATGTGATTATTATTTCGAGTTTAGACAAGGATTTGACATCTTATTTATCAGAACAGGTGGTAAAAGACATAAAATATATCAAGGGAATAAAAGGAGCGAAGACATCACGCCCACTTTCATTGGTGAAATGCCCTGGAAAATATATTTCACAATTGATTGATTTAATTCCAACTATTTTGAAGAAAGAGAAAAATCCAGACAAATTAAGTCTTCATTATGAAAAAATGCTCGACAAAACATCACCAAAACCAAAACCAAAACCATCAAGTGATCCTAGTAAGGAATCAAAGGAGGATGAGGAACCAGAGGAAGAGAAGATGGCACGTGTAGTTGGTACATTTGTTATATCTGGAGATGATTCAATGACTGTTATGAGAACAAAGTTGAACGTCGAATCAACAATTCAACGTTTAAAGGACGAAGAAGAGAAGAAAAAACAGAAGGCAAAAAAGAAATCATTGAAAACACGGTCAAATTCGGATTCAAGTGATTCGGATTCAAGTGATTTGGATTCAAGTGATTCGGATTCATCCAGCTATTAGTTTTCAATAAGTCCAACAATCCAATGATCCAATGATCCAATGATCCAATGATCCAACGATACAATGATCCAACGATCCAATGATCCATTTATAATAATTAATAATAAGTTTTTCCAAATAGTTTTTGGTTATAGTTTTTTTATTTAAAAATTCTTTTTATGGAAAGTTAAAATAAAAAAAAAAATTTGAAAAAAAAAAGAGAGGGGTTTCTCTGATGTACAATTAATTGTTTAATAATGAGTAACAACACATCATCCACAACTAACCAAACTGCTGAAACTCCAGAAGACAAGAAACCACGTATTGAGGAAGGTGGTGCCGCAAAAGAGAGTGATGTAGAGGGTGGCGCAAAAAAGCTTTCAGGAGTCAATGTAGTATTGGTTTCAAATGATTCAACAGAATTTATTGTTCCAATTGAACATGCACAAAAATCATTAGTTATTGGTCAATTTTTATCTAATACAGGTGATGAAGATGGTAATAATTCTGATGAAGATGGAGGAATGAGTGAAGATGAAAGTGAATTATCAGATAATGATGGAAAAAAGTTTCCATTGGCAGAAGTTGATGCGGAAAATTTAGAAAAAATTGTGAAATTTTTGAAATATGAATATGATCATCCACTTGAAAAGATTTCCAGACCATTGATTAGTAGTGATATGAATGAAATCGTAAAAGACAAATTTTACGTGGAATTTGTTGATTATACTGATCAAAATTACCTAATGAATATACTTAAAGCTGCTAATTACATGAATATTCCATCATTGTTGGATTTATGTTGTGCTAAGGTTGCCAGTTTATTAAAGGATAAATCTCCAGAAGAAGTAAAAAAAATCTTTGATATTCAAGGAGAATTTACAGAAGAAGAGGAAGCAAAGATAACGGCGGAAAATCCTTGGTTGGAGGAATTGTAAGTTGATTTGTGTATGAAATTTGTGTATAAAATTAGTGTATGAAATTAGTGTATGAAATTAGTGTATGAAATCTATTTTATTATTAATTAAAAAAAATCTTTTTTATTTTTTTTTTAGATAATCCAATTACTTTTGAGATCAAAAAATATGTAGACATCGGTACCTTTTTTGTATTCGGAATAAACTTTTATATGATCAGCGAATGTTTTTAAAATAATTTTAGAGATGGATAATCCATAACCAAAACCTGAAATAGGTGAATTGATGGAATCACTGGTACAATCATTTAAGTTGGTGAAAGAGGTAGTATAACTAAAATTCCATATTTTATTTAGATTTTCAGGTTTAATACCAATACCATTATCAGATATTTTCAAAATATACATATTTTCATCTTTATGGGAAGTGGTAATTTTAATAGTTCCATTATTAATTTCATTATTATATTTGTATGAATCATGAATTGCTTTAACAGAGTTTTTTAATATTTCAAGAAAAGTATAATGTAAATAGGAATCGACATAAATAAAGTCAAGGGGATTAATATCAAATTCAATAGATGGAAATTCCATATGATTGGTCATTGTAATATTTTCCAAATCATTAACAACATTATTTAAAACTGTTTGCAAATTACATTTTAAATTTAAAATTCCAATTCGATTGGTATCAACGTCTTCCCGATAATATTCTAAATAATTATGTAATAATAATCGTGTTTTTGTACGATTACGATTAAATTTAGCTAAAAAGATATTGAGATTAAATATTTCATCGTCAATTATGGCATTTTGTTTATATTCGTGTTGTTTATATTCATTAATACCTTTTGACATACTGTCTAAAGTGTGGGAATGTCGATCAACAATTTTTTGTATGACATCAAAAAATTGGGAACATTGTGAATAATCAGTGGGAAATGGTAAATTCAAAATATCTTCAAGTGATTCAGAATAACATTCACTTATATTAGTGATAGGATTATTTTGATAAATATTAAATGGCAAGTCTTCTAAATCGACGATTCTTCTGGCGAAACGAATGGGCATTTCATTATGAAGAAATTGGGTTGCTGTTAGAATTCTATTTTTGTAAGGTATATTTTTCATTCCAATTAAATCTCTTTGTGTAATGGTATTTTCTGGAATAGTAGCCAGTGTTTTAATTTTATTATATATGTTTCCTCTTAAAAAACGTCGAATATTTTGCATAACTTAATAATAATAATATAAAAAAAGATTTAAAATAATATAAGAATTCAATATAAAAATCAAAATTATTTTTCATTGGTTGATTGTTCTTCGTTGATTGTCCTTCATTGATTGTTTTCAGTCAGATTGTTAAAAAAAAAAATGCAAAATTTACTCTCAGGTCTCGACTCATATTTATAGTTTGATCAGACTTTTAATATGACGCGCAATTCACATCAATTCCGCATGCCTTGTCGCGGCTAATATATTTTTTCATTATGTCATCAACCCGAATGTGCCCATTTGGAGTGTAACATAACATATAGAAGCAACCGTTCCTAAGAGAAGGATGATTATCCACGGCCGTGATATAACCCACCTGATTGACCAATATATCCCATGATATCTTGTCAATCCTTATATATTAATATTTAAGGGTATACATAAACCTTTTTTAAGCGAAGCAACAGAAAACTTCGTTTTCCTAAAAAAGGTTCTGTCTCCAAAAAGTTGACTGTGGGTGCTAAAGCACCCTAAAAGTAAACTGTCCGATTCGGTCAGGGCTCTCGCTACCGCTCGTTTGCCGCCCTTCCCTCATATGCTCGCTGCGCTCGCAAATGGCGGACATTGGTCTCATATCACTTCATGTACAATTTTCAAAACACAATGGAAATCACGATACTTGCGACGATCAACTATGGAAATTGTGATATAATGGATGTATAATGGTGTTTCCTCATAATTTTTAAAAATTCCCAACGGAGATTGTCGTGAAAATGTCAAATATGGCCGTTCGCGGAGGCGATAAATTTCATAGCGAAAGAAGAAAGGAAAGTTTTGCGTAGCATTCTTGGTGGTTTTCCAAATAGTCTATTTGATTGTTCGCGCATTTCTATCATCATCTCAAAAAACATCATCTCAAAAAAAAAGACAATAAACAATCACCCGTCGATGATAAACAATCATCATAAAACCATAAGTTTTTCTAAATTAATTCCAATTCCATATCCATATCCATATCCATATTCATTTTACAAAACTATAAAAAAATTTCATCCAGATCCAATTTATAATTTGTTGCTTCAGATGGAATCGAACCAACACTTCTCCTTTCTTTGGGAAGTCCAACCATGGATAATGTCCATCATAAATAATCTAGAAAGGTATTTTAGACCTAGAACCAGTAATATGTTTATAAACCACACACCAATCCTATTTATTTATATACTATGGGTATACATAAATGACATATGTCATTTTATATAGAAATTCCAAAGGAATTTCGTGTATACATAAGTTTGCAAAAAAAAATAAAGAATAAATATTATTTTAAACCAAAAAGAGGTTAGTTGGTTGATTGGTTGCTTGGTTGCTAAGTAAGTCTACTCAATTCCATCAAAATCAAGTGCCTTTTTCAAATCACCATATCGATGTGTCCTTTTTAATCCCTTGGACTTGGGAACCATAAGTGGTGGCGAAGATAAGTTCTTCATCTTTTCCTTGTTGGTCATAGGAGTTGTACATGTTTTGGTTTGTTGAGGCATTGTGTTGGTTGTTGTTGTTGTTTGTTGTTGTGTTGTTGTGTTGTTTGTTGTGTTGTTGTTGTGTTGTTTGTTGTTGTTTGTTGTGTTTGAAATTGTACTGGTAAAAGAAATCTAAGAAAAAAAATCAAATTTTTTTTTTTCTTATGGTTTATAAAGGGATAGAACATCATTATTTATTGTTATTAGTTAGTTGGTTAGTTGACTGATTGACTGGTTAGTTGACCAATTAGTTACAAAAAAAATGATTCATAACTTCCCATGGTTAGTTGGCTAATTAGTTACAAAAAAAATGGTTATATGTTATTTACAGATATTTATATATCATTCATAACTTCCCATGTATATACTATTATATATAAACTATTCACATTCATAATACCCAGTCAAACAGCCAAACATCAGTCTCCATAATTGTAATAAAGGTGGTTCAGATCAACGTCACTCTCCATACAATGGTACAGAGATTACAAAGAAATTAAATAAATTGGAAAGTAAAAGGGGGGATTGAGATCAACGTCACTTTCCATTGATTGTTTTGAGTTGTATTGGTAAAAGAGATCTAAGAAAAAAAATCAAATTTTTTTTTATGGGTGGTTTTCATAAAAAAAGACTTGCCTTATTACACATATATATTTGAAAATATAAAGGCATAGGTGTAGGAATTTTATCCATGTATGATCCAATGGGTTGATGATATTTGAAAATATAAAGACATAGGATAGGTGTAGGCAATCATCATTCTAGTTATTATACATAGTAATTTGAAAATATAAAGGGATAGGATTTCCTTTCCTTCTGTTACATCCATGGATTGGTGGATGTAAATGACAAAAACAGAACGTGGGTCCGGATTATCGCATTGATACTAAGTGCCCGGTACACCGTTTTCACACTGCGACTGAATTATATCTTCTACAGATATTTAAAGCTGCCAACATCGTGTTCCCATTATCTTTTACTTGGTTGTCTTTTACTTATTTTTTTTGTTTTTTTCGATGTTTGTTAAAGACTGTAAACTTCTCCAAGTTAATGGAGTGAGGATTCACAACCCTTCCTAGGTAGTTGTTTCACCCAAGTTCACCCAAGTGTTGAAGTTTCAGACCGCAATGCGGCCGACTCCCCAACGGATATGGGAACCTCCTCTCCTTCCAGAAGGAAGGTGACCACCATTTACTACACACCAAACTAATGGCATACAGTGAATACAGACCATCATTGGTTTCCCAACAACTAGGTAGTAATGAAGGCTCCTACAGATGGATCCTAGACTTGTCCGTCAAGTCCTATCCCGTCTGTTCATTAATATTAATTATTATTAATCTTGTTTGCTGAACACGTTCTTGTAAATAATGTTTCAAGGGTATACATAAGTAGGGGCATTAAGTCGCAAGCCATATGCCCCTTAGTCAGCGGAAGCAACGGAGCTACGCTCCTAAACCCCCTGCTTGCTTCGCATAGATGGGATGCTTCATGTTCATATAGATGGGATGCTGCATGTTCATATAGATGGTATGCTTTGTGTTTACATAGATAAGTGGTATTGGTATTGGTATTGGTATTGGTATTGGTATTATAAATAAAAAAAAATGCAAAATTTACTCTACCCCCTTAGTTGACTAGACCAAGGAAAGGTAGAGAAGGACACCTTTTTCTAGAATTTGTGCCCTGTTATATGTTGTTCGATTTTTGTTTTTTGCCAATTCCTCTTTGACCAGACCGGTGATCAACCGGTGGGAAGGCATATGTGTGTGTGGCTCGAACAGGTTCTAGAAACCTTCCACGTTTTATCCATGATTTCGATAGTCAATCGATTTCAAGGAAAGGGGGATAAGAACTAGAATAGCCACCCATCTAATAATAATAGCAGACCGGATCAATCTAGGATCACCGGTCCAACTATAATGTTTCAAGGGTATACATAAGGAGAACCTAAGGTTCCCCCTTGTAGCGAAGCAACGGGAACATAGTTCCCTATCCCCTCCCTCGATTCGGTCAGGGCTCTCGCTGCGCTCGTTGGTCGCCCTTTCCCTCATATGCTCGCTGCGCTCCCCCCGATCCATATATATATCCAATTAACTTCCTTGTAAAAAATCAAAAATAAATTGAAAACACGATATTTGCGACGACCACATATTCATTGATGTATAATATGGAACTATAAAGGCAATTCTGTATGAATTGACACATTTCCAAAGGAGATTGTCATGAAAATGTGTGAATATGGGCGGCGCCCTCAGGCGATAAATTTTATAGCGGAAGAAGAAAGGAAGTTTTGCGTAGCATTCTTTTGGGTTTTCTCAATAGTCTATTTGATTGTTCGCGCATTTTCTTGTTGAAGAACATCATTTCAAATGGCAATGACACTTATTTGTTGTTTTTGTAGTGTCAAAATGACAGCTCTTCCAAATAAAATTCTAAAAAAAAAGGTTTATAAATTTAAATTCATAGTAAGTTTTTGAGTCGTAAAACAATTAATTGTTAAACATTTTTAAAATATTGCAAATAACTAGAATAATTATTGTCAACACTAAGATATGTGTTATTCTTGTTCCATTATCATTAGGATGATTCATATGATATCTTTTAATGAAATTAACCATATTGGGTATGTTGATATTAGACTCTAGTGATACTCTTGAAAATCTGCTATTTAAAATATGGTGAAATCCATTTTCACTTTCAAGCAAATCAAAACAATCTGACAATTTATTTGATTTGATTTCAACTAGAGTATCTTCAAAAACATATTTCCATCCACTGGTACCCCTCCCGCCACCATGAAATATTTTACAAGCATCTTTCCATTGATATCGGCAAAAATAATGATTTCTATCGACATATTTAGAGATTTCTAGCTTTTCGGTTTCACAATGACCATTCCCTCCGTTTTTTAAAAAATTGTTGTAATCTATATTCTGACCACCATCAATTTTTTCATATATTGTGATATTTGAATCATAGTGAACAACATCAAATATCAGTTTGGAATTCACATTAATTGGTAAAATAATTATCAAAAGATAAAGGAAATTCATTTTTAAATTCACAAATGGAATAAAAAATGGCTGTTTGAATGCAAAAAAAATATTTGGATAAAAAAAAATCAAATTTTTATCTCACCGAGTTTCTTTAATCACATGTTGTTTGTCATTTTATATAGAAATTCCACATGATTTATTTCCCTATCCCCTCCCTCGATTCGGTCAGGGCTCTCGCTGCGCTCGTTGGTCGCCCTTCCCTCATATGCTCGCTGCGCTCGCAAGCGGCTAATCCATCGTGTGTGTGAACTTCCTTTTGGGGAATCAAAAAATAAATGGAAAATACGATATTTGTGACGATCAGTTATTCATTGTCATATAATATGGATATATAAAGGTGAATCTATATGAATCGCCGTATTCCCGAAGGAGATTGTCGTGAAATACGAACAGCCATTCGCTTGCCCCGGAGGCGATAAATTTTATAGCGGAAGAAGAAAAGAAGTTTTGCGTAGCATTCTTTTGGGTTTTCTCAATTGTCTATTTGATTGCTCGCGCATTTCCCAACGACAATATCCACTCACATTATACAAACAAAACATACAAACTATTAAAATAAAAATTAAAATTAAAAAAGTAAATGCAGACTGAGGGATTTGAACCCTCGAGTGCGAACACATTGCGGCCTAAACACAACCCCTTGGACCGCTCGGGCAAGTCTGCTTAGTAACCCCCTGCTTTCTACGGATAGAATACAGAAGATTATTATAAAATCCCCACCGGGAATTGAACCCGGATCTACTGGTTCGCGACCAGTTATGCTTCCATTACAAATCATAGGGATAAAGAACCTAAATATACATCATACACCAAACACCAAACACCAAACACCAAACACAAAGTTAGAAGGGAACAGAGGGAATCGAACCCCCGCCAAAGGATTTGGAATCCTTTATTCTACCATTAAACTATGCTCCCAAATAAAATCCCTACCGGGAATCGAACCCGGATCTACTGGTTAGAAATCAGTCATGTTTCCATTACAAATGTCATAGGGATTGGCGGCAACGTCCAGACTTGAACTGGTGCCCAGAGGGCGGAAGGTTAGCAACCAACCTGGGGTACCTTCCCCAACGATGCCATATCGATATTTATTAACTACCTAAGTTATACATAAAGAGATTTTTTCAATTTTCCTTAAAATCTATAAATCCATTATGGATCCATGTATGGATAGGAAATGCCCGCAAAAAAAAATTTGATTTTTTTTCTCAAATAACAAATCACTGTATCTTTTTCCATTTTTTCTTTCCACATTGTATTTGCCCCCCAAAAAAAACACAAAAAATGGCACCAAAACTCAATACTGCTGTTAAAGCCAAAACATTTGCTCTGAACAGGTTGGAACATGCCATCGCCATATTGAAAGAAGCTCGACAAATGATGGCGAACAATGTAGAGGGTGCTGACGCAAAAATGGAAATCGCACAAAGAAATTTGAAGCGCTCAATGGATGCTTATCGGAAATTCCCTTCATGATTGTGTTTCTGACTGTATTTCTGATTGTGCCTTTTTAAGTCTTAATTCAACTATTTTATTTTCAAATCTTTTTATTTTTTTATCAAAAATATCAAGCACTTTTTGTTTGTTCTTTTCTGGTAAATCCGCTATAGCTGTTAATGGACGATTTTTTTTTAAATTAAAAATAACTTGCATATAAATTTCTATTTGTTTATTGACACTACTGACACTACCACTACTATTCATTTGCTTAACTATAAATAAATAATCAACGTATTTTTTTTAAATCAATTTTATTTTTTTTATCTCTGAATAAACATCCAAAAAACAAAAAGATCTACCAACAAAAAGATCTACCAACAAAAAGATCTACCAACAAAAAGATCAATTGCTCTACCAAGTACCAGAGCACTTTGTTCGTAGGGGGAGCTACCCTCTTATCCACATGTGGTTAGCAATCATGGCGTTATAAACAACTGATCTTCGGAACCATAAGGCAAATTTAGCGTCCTTAATGGTTATGGAACTATTTAAGGTGTTCCATGAAGCTTTACCCTTAAGCCAAGCTCCTGACTATTTCTAATGGTTCATGGGTATACATAAACACCTGTTGGTGTTTTATATAGAAATTTCATTTCGTGTATACATAAACACCTGTTGGTGTTTTATATAGAAATTGTAGAATTTCGTGTTGTCATTTTATATATTTCGTGTATAAAAAATAAAAAAAATGAATGCCATAGGAGGGGATCGAACCCCCGACCACACAGATTAAGAATCTGGCACTCTACCGCTGAGTTACTAAGGCTAAATAAAGCAAGATGCCGTCAGTGGGACTCGAACCCACAACCACACAGGTTAAAAGCCCGGCGCTCTACCTAATTGGAGCTATAACGGCGACTCATCACTTGCTTGTATATAATATTTTAAAGTTATACATAAAGGAGAATATCAATAGCACTTTGGACCTCATGTCGGACCAAAGGGACGTCCGAAATCAGGGAACCCTCAAATAACGTTTCTGGCCCTCACAAAAAATAACTGGGAACCCTCAGATAACCTTTTTGGCCCTCTTAAAAAAATTTGATTTTTTTTTTTCATAGTTGATGGTGTTATTTTAAAATTGTTTTTCTTGGATTCTTTTTGAATATCATGGAAATCCAAATTACTGAATTCATTTCTTCTAATTGTGGTGGTTATTATGTCAAATTTAATGTTCCAAACCCTTTTACATCTGAGGTTGGAAAGGGAGAAATCTTGTTTAAATGTTGGAATTTGGATAATCTGGTGTTTGAGCCGAATGCTTGGAAGATAGATGATGAAACTGTCCAAATAAAGCCATATGGTCAAAAGGATCTCGTAATCCTGGTTAATTACAAAGAGGCAAAAACATATGAAGAATCGGATTTTGATGAGATGGACGCTGAGCTGAAGTTGAAATATAGATTTAAGGAAGGACTGGTTTATGATATAATGCCCAAATCCTGTTTGACTTTTGATGGTCCAATATGTTTTATTGCGAAGAATGGGTTTATTAAGTTTCGACGTTTTGTGGCAGATGAAATGAGGAAAAGGTGTATGTACAATGTTGATACAAAAACAGATGAATTTTTATTGGGAAATATAAAAAAAGAGATTGATGAGTTTGGTTGTGTGATAGAGGAAGATGGAATTACAATTACAGGTCTCCCAGAGAAATTTGAAGATTTGACACGTGAGCAGATCAAGAAATTGGGTTGGGGAGCCAATGAAAAATTGTATTTGCAAAAAGTCACAAAGTGGAAAAGGGGTTTGTGTCAATATCCAAAATCAATTGAAGAAAAGCAAGAAAAAGCAAAATCACTTCAAGAAGAATTGGATAAGATTGAATGGCTTTGTGAATTTGAAACATCTGCCGCTTCCGCTGCTACTACTGTTGCTGCTACTGATGATGCTGTGACGGAATAATGAGATTAATTATTTTTTTTAATGACGTTTGAAACCATCAACTAGTCGATTATGAGTATTTTGTTTTAAAGATAACACACTTGTTTATTTATAAGAGATAAGAAAAAGATTTTTAAATGGATGAAACAAAATTGATTGAACTTTTAGACAAAAATTATTCTATTGCCAAATTATCGTTACATTTTGGTAAAGGTAAATCGACCATAGGATATTGGTTGAAAAAATATAATTTGAAAACTAATTATAATTATAGACCACCTTGTAAAATAATACCAACATCAAAAATATGTAACAAGTGTAAAATAGAGAAGCCAATTGAAGATTATTATTTTAAAAAAGATAGAAATAATTATAGGAGTATTTGTAAAGTATGTCATAATAAACAGCAAAATGATACTAGAATTGATAGAAATAATAAGCAATATGCTGTTAATTACAAGGGTGGTAAATGTGAAATATGTGAGTTAGTGACAGATAATATGAGTGTATATGATTTTCATCATAAGGATCCTTCTAAAAAAGAATATTCAATAACAAATAAAAAATATAATAAACTCGGCACAATCAAACCGGAACTAGATAAGTGTCATTTATTATGTGCAAATTGTCATAGTGAAGTTCATGGAGGATTACATCCAGATTATTTAATCACTTATAATAACGTGGAGACATATGATTTGTCAGGTAAAAATAAAATATGTAAATCATGTGAAATTAATAAACCAGTGAGTTTTTATTATAAAAGAAGTGGAAAGTCTGTTTATTACAACGATTGTAAGAAATGTCATAATAAAAGATCATCTGCTAGACTTAGGACTATAAAAAAACAATGTGTTGAATATAAAGGTGGCAAATGTGAACATTGTGGATATAACAAATATTTAGGTTCAATCGATTTTCATCATAGAGATCCTTCAGAAAAAAAATATGGAATATCCAACTGTACAAAGAGTTTTGAAGATCAAAAAGGAGAGCTAGATAAGTGTAATTGTATTTGTAAAAATTGTCATAGAAAAGAACATTCATAAAAAAGAAATAGCAGGAGATGGTTTTGATCCACCGACCTTCAGGTTATGGGCCTGACGAGCCACCTCTGCTCCATCCTGCTATCGAGGTTTTCCTCACCTCATAATCTCAGTAGCTGGAATCGAACCAACATTGCCTACGGCACGGGACTACAATCCGCTGCATTACCAATCTGCCATACTGAGTATTTTGAACTTGTATATAATGTTTTAAAGTTATACATAAATGCCCTTTTAAAAAAAGGGCAGCCCCCAAAAGTTAACTGAGGGTGCGCTGGCATTCTATAATGCTGTGTTACGTATTGATTTTCTTTAAACTCCTTATGTTTTTATTAGACTGTTTTATTCGAACCCTGAATTAATTTGAAATTAAAGAAATGATGAGTCTTATTAAATATAAGAATATGATTGAAAAAGAAATTTTAATTAGAGAAATCGAGAAATTTCAAACTATAAAACAAATAGCAGACACGTTAAATGTTACACATAGATGTGTTGAATATTGGTTAAAAAAACATGGATTGAAAACCAAAAGGAGACAACGAAAAGTTAAAAGAAGCAATAATAAACCAGAAGCAGTTAAATATAAAGGTGGAAAATGTGAAATATGTTGTATAAAAAGTGATATTCTTGAGATATATGATTTTCATCATAAGGATCCATCAAAAAAAGAGTTACAAATATCAAATATGAGAGGTGGTATATTTGCAAAAATTAAAAAAGAATTGGACAAATGTCATATGTTATGTGCGAATTGTCATGAAGAGACGCATGGTGGTTTTCATCCAGAGTATCTTATTCAAAATGAACTTTCTAAATTAATAAATAATAATAATAATAATCAACACAAATTTTGTAGAACGTGTCATAAAACTAAATGTATAAATGAATTTTACACATATAAAACAGAATGCAAAAAATGTTTTCTAAATCGAACAAATGCAAGACTGAGAAAAATCAAAATGGAATGTTTAAAATATAAAGGTGGAAAATGTGAACATTGTGGATATAACAAATATATTGGGACAATTGAATTTCATCATCTTGACCCCAGAAAAAAAGATTTTGGACTTTCAAGAAACCAAAAAACATTTGGTAATTCTCACAAAAAGGAGTTGGATAAATGCGTCGCATTATGTTCTAATTGTCACAGAAAAGAACATTATAGACTTAAAAAATTAACAAAAGAAGAAAGAATAAATGAATATAATAAGTCATCAATAATATTAGAAATAAAAAATTATTTTAAACTTTTAGAACCAGAAGTAATTATAAAAAAAAAAGTGGATCCCAATAAGATATGTCCTAAATGTAAAGAAACAAAATGGAAATATTCCAAATTTTGCGATAAATGTAATAAAATTACAAAAAGAAAAGTGACTAGACCACCAAAAAAACAACTTGTTGATGAAATAACTAAACTTGGTTATTGTGGCACTGGTAGAAAATATGGTGTTTCTGATAATGCCATTAGAAAATGGTTAAAAAATTATTGAAATTACTTTATTTATTCATGATTTTTAATAATCAGGAACAATTAAGGAAAAAAAGAAAGGCCTTACTGGGAATCGAACCCAGACTTCTTGTGTCAAAGACAAATATCCTTACCATTAGATCATAAGGCCGTTATTTTCACCTACATTCATCCTGATTTCTGAGAATCATGAAGAATTAAGGTAATTTGAAAGGTTGTACTCAGATTTGAACTGAGGTTAAATGGTTCAAAGCCATTTGTGATAACCATACTACACTATACAACCGAAATATAATCAATTTGTGCTCCATACAGGGCTTGAACCTGTGACCTTAGCGTTATTAGCACCACGCTCTACCGGCTGAGCTAATGGAGCAAGTTGATTATACATACAAGTTATCAAAGTTATACATAAAGGGGAGTGCCTGCGATGCTACGCATAAATTTAATTTTGAAAAACCCCAGTAATATACTACACATTGATTTAATAAGTGTTGGATACCATTGTAAAAAAAAGTAAAAAAAAGAAAAATAAGAGTATCGAATTATTCATAATCAAACCAGACTTTTGCCTTGGGGGGCGAAAGTAAGGAATAAGAGTGAATCTTGTCTACAAACTATGATTATGAACTTGGCTCTTATATATTATATACAGAAGTTGTACATAAAGGAACCTTTTAAAAAAAGGTTCTACCTCCAAAAAGTAGACTGGTAACCCCTGCCTTGCTACGCATTAATTTAATAACAATGGATATTCAAGAATATTAAAGCCAAAACCGTTTTTAATGGGTTGTATGTGTTATTTGTAAATTATAAGTTCATACGGTCAGCCTTAATTGAATATGGAAATAACGATATATTACCATATATATTGTTTAATATTGCTTTACGTGCTACTTTATGTGCTAATATTGTTCCATCTAAAATTTGTAATGAAAACTGTGTGGGATTTTTATACACACCATATTGTGTAATAATTTTAATAATATCTTCATTAAAATGTGATTGTTGTAATATCCAATAATGTAGTTTTTGTTGATAACATTTACATAGCGTTTTATAATAAGAAAGATGTTTATATTTGTTAAAATGTGGATTATAACATAAACTACATTTCATTATTCCATACAAATAGATGCAATAAAAAACCCCAATAAAACATATCAAATTTTTATATATCACATTTCTGTTGTATTATTTCCAAAAACAAAAAAATAGATTGAGAAAGTTTCCTTTCCCATTGCCTGAAACCGGGATCGAACCAGTGACCTCAGCATCACAGATGAAATCTTCAGTGTTACGCTGCCATATTGGCATCTGCGCTCTCCCATCTGAGCTATTCAGGCAAGGTTTTCGGGATAAACCCATGGAATATTGCCATTATACCATACATCTTTCCAGTCGGATTCGAACCAACATCTCCAGGCGAATAGCCAGGCGTATTAACCATTATACTTGATGGAAAGCTGAAAGAAAAGGGTTGATCAGACCCAACAATTCAGGCAACAGTCCATCTAACTATTTAGCTCTCTTTTTAGCTAAGATAGATTGATGGAGGCAAGCATTTCTTTAACCATGTGTGTTTCTTTAATCGTGTGTTTCTTTAATCGTGTGTGTGTGGCGAGTTGTGTTGTGAGTGGTGGAACAGGGGTTTATCATTGAAACTTTCAATGATAAGCAATCAATATCCTTATAACAATGTCACCACATTGGCATTTCGCCATGTCCGCATTGTCAGATAAGAATCTTCCCAACACCAGGGTGAATAACTATTCACATTGTTGAGGTCGAAAGTACATGAGTCAGAATCATGTAGAGAACGAAACAGGCAATGAAGGGGGGCGAAAGGTTGATATCGATATCGTGTGTGCTACAACCAATTTAATTGACGGCAATTAAATTCTACGGTGTCATGGTCTGGAATTGAACCAGAATCTCCTTTCTAGTGGAAAGGTGTGTTGACATTACACCACCATGACAGTTGATGGGGGAGAATAAATCTCTACCATCTGACTATGTAAGCGTTCTACCTGATTCGAACAGGTGACCGGCCGATCTGCAGTCGGATGCTCTACCACTGAGCTAAGAACGCTTACATATATAATATTTTGAGGTTATACATAAAGGAAAAACCTCCTGGATTTAGTTGATGGTTTGCTTTCTTTCTCTAATATCTCTTGTGTGTTTTTGTGTGTTGTTTCTGGAAATATAAAGGGATTTTATTACATCATCTATTGGGGAAATAAAAAAAAACAAAAAAAAAAAATACTCAAAGAGTGATAAAATTTTTATTTTAACTTATATATAATGCTTGTTCATAACTTATACAAGTTTTTCAGATCAACATCAGATTCCATATTCAAATAAAGGGGTCACAAATCAACGTCACTTTCCATCAAAATAAGGGGGTGGGTCACAAATCAACGTCACTTTCCATACACAATTGTATAGAGATTACTAAGAAATAATTAAAAGAAGATTGTCAATAAACTGGGAAAAGTCAGATCAACGTCACTCTCCATTGATTGTTTTGAATTGTATTGGTAAAAGAGATCTAAGAAAAAAAATCAAATTTTTTTTTTAAACCATTCACTGGTCCATCATCCATAATCATTCTAGTTATTACACATATATTTTTTGAATTATAAAGGGATAGGGATTTTACCCATATATAATCCAATGGGTAGTTGGTTGTTGGTTGTTAGTTGGTTGTTAGTTGGTTGTTGTTAGTTGGTTGTTAGTTGGTTGTTGGTTGTTGGTTATTGGTTGTTGGTAGTTGGTTAGATGATTGGATCAAGTAATGTAAATCAAAAAAGCAAAAAGCAATGATTTTTTATACTTGTTTCGCAGTCACAAGTGTTCGTCATAGGATTTTCGGTCCATTAAGGGAATTAACCATATTCCCACGGAGTGACTCTCCGTCCTCGTTTGAGGTGGTTTGAAGTTTGAATATTTGGTTTAAATTTTCGCAGCGGGACTTGCTCTCATTTAGGAGAGCCAGTTTTTGCTATTCAAGACAGCCCCCGTATCTCTAGAGCATCCATGATGACAGGTCGAGCGCTCTTACTTCTCGACCCATTTATAATGTTTCAAGGGTATACATAAACACCTGTTAGTGAGCCATCCCCTCTTCTTGGATTTTTTAATGGGATTCTTGTGGGAATTATTAATAAAGAAAAAACAAAAAGCAATGATTTTTTATACTTGTTTCGCAATCACAAGTGTTCGTCTTAGGATTTTTTGTCCATTAAGGGAATTAACCTTGTTCCCGCGGAATGACTTCCCGCCCTCATTTGAGGAGGTCTGAATTTGATTTATTATTGAAGATATTAAGGGTAGGGACTTGCGATTAATACGCTATTTAGATCGAGTCGCCCCAAATTCTCGACCCAACTATAATGTTTCAATGGTATACATAAACAAATCGGATTTTTTTTATATAGAAATTCTTGAGGAATTTCGTGTATACATAAACAAATAGGATTTTTTAAGGAATTTACGATTCCGATTCGTTCGAATGGACATTCGTCCATCCTTCACTCATGCTCGCATCCTGGGTCGTTCGTTTCAGGCCCTAACGGGCCCTCACTCACTGGATGCTCGCCGAAATTGGCGCCCATTTCATAGTTCTTTTAGTAGTTATTTTTATGACCATAACCTCCTCAATATTACAATATAAATAACTAATATATTATGAAGTATTTTTGGGGATAATTGAAGATAGAAGAAGGATAAAACATTGATAACACTTGGGAGGTTTCGATGATGTTAATTTTTGACAGGTGGATGGGTGCACGCCCAGAAGCGATAAATTTCATTGTGGAAGAAGAAAAAATAGAAACGTAGATTATAAACTAAATTGAAAATTAAATGATTGAAACAGAAAAAGAAATGAAAAAAGATAAAAAAACATTCATTAGAAAATCAAAAAAAAAAACCAAACCATCAATGGAGGCAATGGAATCAATGGAATCAATGGAGACAGTGCCAACAAAGAAAAAAAAAGTATCATTCAAAATAGAAGATGAAGATGAAGATGAAGATGAAGAAAAAGAGAATAAATAAGAAAGGTTATAAGGTAAAAAAAAATTTGATTTTTTTTTTGATTGATAGTTCCTTCAATATTTAATTTCGTGGGGAAAAAAATTTGAATTTTCAATTCACATAAAAAAAATTAGTTATAATTTTACTGGATGAAAAAACGAAAATTCACAATAACCATCAAACAAAAAATCAAAAAAGAAAAAATTATGGAACCAATAACCCCTACAACATCCACGACCAAGAGAATTACAAACCGAAAACGAAAAATAGTGATTCGAATTCCAAAAGATGCAAAACCAAAACCAAAAACACTGACAATCCGTGTTAGTAAGGCATTTAAAAGGAAAATGGATGAAGGGGGTTTATGTGTTGGAAAACAGTGTAAACAAGAATCCATTTTCCAACAGGTCAAAACTCATATGAAAATGGCTGGATATCCACTAATGCCCCACCAAGTGGATGGAGTAAAATGGATGATGGAAAGAGAAAAAAACTCACCCAACAACCCAATTAAAGGTGGATTGTTGTGTGATGATCCAGGTCTTGGAAAAACCATTCAAACGTGTGCTTGTATGTTGGGAAACCCAAAAAAACGAACTTTGCTTATTGTCCCTTGTTCAGTTATTGGTCAATGGAAAAAAATTCTATTGGAAGTGTTTCCAGACCATCAGTTAAAGGTTCATAGGGGACAAAAGAGACCAAAAAATTACCATGGTATCGTTCGTGGGTATAGAAATAGTAGTTTTGTGATAACGACACTAGGGACATTAACGAAGGATGTTTCATATTTCCTTATTAGTGGATATTGGAACAGAATCGTTTTTGATGAAATCCATGACATCAGAAATGGTGGGGCAAATTATCGAGCAGCAATTCTGTTAAATTCCGAAATAAAATGGGGATTGAGTGGAACACCAATACAAAATCGTTTGGGTGACCTGTCAAACATCTATCGTTTTTTGGATGTCAATGATGGAAAGGGAATTGGTATGAATTCAGTGAGGGAATTGAACGAGCGTTATATGAAAAAACGAACGAAAGAAGAAGTGGCCGAAAAAGACCCCAATTTAGTGTTGGGTGAAAAGAAGGAAATGGAGTATGAAATGGACTTTGGTACACCTGAAGAACGAGCCATATACGATAAAATACGCAAAAATGTTAAATCGGAGTTTGAAAGTATGGTAAATTCGGCACATAGTAATTCGGCAAAAATGGCATGTTTCTTCGAGTTGCTTCTACGGTTGCGCCAGGCATCCCTTCATCCTCAATTGGCCTTGAATGGTTTTTCCAGAAAATACGGAAGGAACATGGGTACTTATGGAAGTCGTTCTACAAAATTCACTAAACTGGTGAATTTAATTCGAGAGAAAAGGGACTCGAATTGTATTGTATTTTGCAATTTCCGAGAAGAGATGGATATGATTGGAGAGGAATTGGGAAAATGTGGAATTGGTTATAGGAAGTATACAGGATCAATGAACGATAAACAGCGAAAAGAGTGTTTGGGAAGCTTTGTGAATTACAAAGTAGCCTGTAACACAGACATGATGATGCGTCTCCCTATTGAGCTATGTGGATTGATTCAGAGTTATGCGCCAAGAGTGTTGTTGATCCAAATTAAGGCAGGAAGTGTCGGTTTGAATCTCCAACAGTTTACTGAGGTGTTTTATCCTCTTGGTGATTGGAATCCGAGTAACGAAATCCAGGCAACATCAAGGGCTCATCGGTTAAATCAAACGGAAACAGTTACGGTACACAAACTCCGGCTTCGCGTCCCTGATCCAGCATATGAAACGATTGATGACCGTATTTTCGCTATTCAACAAAAGAAACTGAAAATGGTGGAACGCTGTATGACAGGAAAAGGTGGAAACCAGTTGTCAATTGGTGATTTTAGGAGTTTGTTAAGTTAATTTATTACGGTTTATTACGGTAAACAGATGGTGTAAATTAAGTTATTTATTTTTTTTATTGTCCAATGTATTTATTTTTTTTTTGATATTTTTTGTTGAAAAATTATTTAAAACCATAAGTCTGATTGATAACAATGACTGGACAAAATTTAAAAGTTTATTCACTTGATGAAGAAGGAGAAATTTACGATGGAAATAAAGATGGTATTATTTATTTGATCCAGCCATCTGAATTTTTAGGGAAAAAAGTATATAAAATTGGAATGTCAAGAAAACAACATATTAACAGGGTCAGAACAGGTTATGGAAAATTAACGGTATGGCATGAAATAAGTGAAGTTACAGATGCTCTCAGTGCTGAAAATAAATTAAAACAAATATTTAATTTAAAATTCGAACGTTACCAAGGATATGAATATTTCAAAGGAGATTTATTTGATATGAAAGAGGAATATCGAAATGTGGTAGATTCATATATAATTGAAGATAGAATTGTTATTGATATTAAAGATGAACAACAACTAGAAATTATTCCATCCATCACTGCAAAAATGAAATATGAAAATGTAATTTGGCCAACCAATATTACACTTCGAGAATTTGTTCCGTTTTGTGAAAATACTTTATCTATCACATTGGATTGTGATAAAGATATAAAAAACATAAATGAAGACTGTGTGATATATAAATGTTTTAACTGTCCATACACAACAAATGATTATAGGAATTTTAAACGTCATAAAAACAAAAAAAATCCATGTACAAAATGTAAATTTATATGTGAAAATTGCCAAAAAAGATTTATGTATACAAAATCACTAAAATTACATCATAAAAAATGCACTGCGAAAAAAGAAATATTAAGTGAAACAACAGAAAATAAAGCTCTTGTCAAAGGAAGTAAGATATATAATTTTGGAGAAGAGGATATTTCTTATTTGAAAAATGAAAATTTTGTTAAATTTATATTAGAAGATCCAATATTTTGTGTGGAAAATATGATTTATAATATTCATTTTCATTCAAAACATCCAGAAAATCATAATATAACAATTCCAGATGAACATCCCAATTCAATAATTATTTTGAGAAATGGTGTACTTGCTTTTGAAAATAGACGAAAAATAATTTGGAGTGAAATAATAAATAAATGTAATCTACAATTACAACATTTACTGACCAAATATATGGATAAAATTCAAGATATCAATAAATTAACAAACATTCAAAATATTCTTGCTGATAATTCAATTAAACGAAATACAAATCTATATAAAAATGTAGAAACATTCATAATAAATCAACAAAAAAAATATGATTATTCCACATGGGTATAAAATTTAAAAATCTGCTCAACTACCCTCCTTACTCTGTCAAAACAATCCATTTATTACGTCGTCTCCAATGACGTTCTCCACCAACATCTTCTTTTATTTTATTCCATAATCGTCCTCGGCTACTGGCAAAATACGTTTTTTTCGTTCTAAATGAAAAAGCTCTCCATTTATTTGTCACTATATTTTCTACCTCGTCGTCTTCGTCATTTTCAACTGTAGTGGTTTTGTCATTTACCTTGTTTTCATTAACTTCAACTGATGTATCATTGGATGTATCATCAGTTGGTTTACGTTTTTTAGTTGTAAGTTTGGAAATTGTAAATCTGAGATGAGGCATGGTGGTTGGTGCTCGAAAAAAATGTCTTGATGTTGATATTATTTTTATCAATATCAAATTTTTTTTTTATTTTAAGCAATGATGCTAAACAACATATAATTCTTGAACATAAAATTCTGTTTCTGGTTCTTCATCTGTATAACTTATTCCGGCAAATCGACACATGGATGGATATGGATCCAAAGTCATAAAAGGTTTAAGTTTTTCGATTCTTTTTTTATATTCCATTAATTTTGTTTTATTTTCGCAAAAAGGTTCATATGATGATTTAAAAGTTGGAAAATCTATATAATTTCTTGGCAAATGTAAATTATATTTGGAAGTGACATATTCGGCAAATTCAACTAGACCACTTAAATAAAAATATTGAGTTTCATTTGGCATATTAAAACGATCATTAAGATCATCAGCCATTTCTTGTAATTTTTTTTTATTTTTAGATACACATAAATTCCATTTATTAAATTCTAATGTATTCACATAATCTTGAAAACTATCATCTAAATTATTTGATTCAACTATTAATACATATATTGTTTCTCCCTCTCCAATGTATTTATCAATTTTATTTAGTAAATATTTATCCATTTAATAAACAAGAATTTAAGATCATAAGATTAGGTTTTAATAAAAATCAAATTAAAAAAAAAACAGATCCTTTTTTTGAGATGTTCGTTATGGTCATTTGTTGACACATATCCCTATCTCTCATAATAGGGAACTAAAATATATGCTGCGAAAAGAATTAATTGCTGATTGAGGATCTTAATTATAACAGTGACAAAGATATACATAAAACACACATAAAAAACACAAAAACAGATCCCCTTTTTGGGTTTGAGATGTTCGTCATGGTCAATTGTTGACACATAATCCGCTGTTCTCTCATAAACAGTAGAAACTATTATTCCAATCGATCATTGTCGAAAGGTCATAGCCAGTATTCATTACAATTAAAAGGTGAAGTTGCTGGTCAAGGATCTTGTTTATAATGTATTGAGGGTATACATAAATGACATTTGTCATTTTATATAAAAACTCCAAAGGAATTTCGTGTTGGTGTTTTGGTACAAAAATGCAAAAACAGATCCCCTTTTTGGTTTGAGATGTTGGTATGTCATTTGTTGACAAACTCCCCTGTTCTCTCATAAACAGAAGAAACTAATTTTCCATTCGATCATTGTCGAATAGTCATAGCCGTTGTTATATAATCATCTTTGAAAATTGCTGGTCAAGGATCTTGTTTATAATGTATTGAGGGTATACATAAATGACGAATGTCATTTTATATAGAAACAGGAACCCAGGTTCCCACCAACCCTCCTGGTCTTTTTGGTTCCATGTGGAATAAAAAAAAAATTTGATTTTTTTGATAAGGATATTTTAAATATATAATTTCAATTTCCAGGGCCTTTTAGTTTATCCCCAACTAAAAAGCACACAAACACACATAGACACATACACACAGAAAACAAGAAAGAAAAAATGTCGTCAGGTGGTTACAGTAGCAAAGGAGGAAAGGGTGGTTCTGCCCGTGTGATGGGAACAAATGGAACAGCAGAGGTGGTGCTTGGTCAAACAGATGATTTCATGGAGCGTTTGGTGGAGCTCTTTGTAGTGTTGTCACGCAATGCTGATCCAGCAACACTTCGTGAGATGGTGGTTGGTCTGGTTCAACGTGCGGCGGGTGATCCAGAAGCGTTGGCAAATTTGTTTTCGCTGGCTTTCCAGACACGAGATTGTCGTGGTGGAAAGGGAGAACGTGATTTGTTCCGAACTCTTTTTATGACTCTTCATGAGAGTTTTGAGAAGGAGACGTTGGCTTGTTTGCCCTTGATTGTGGAGTATGGGTATTTCATGGATTACATTACTCTGTGGGCAGAGACAGAAACAGATCCTCGTTTTGAAAAGTTGAGGGATGCGGTACTTGACTTTTACGCCACTACTCTGTTGGAGGATCAGGGAAAGGTGGATGTTGCGGTGGCAGCAAAGGTAGATCCACAGGGTTTGACATTGGCGGCCAAGTATGCTCCACGTATTCGTCGTGAGAAGAAGAAGGTGGTTTCTGGTGGTGAGGCGACAGCGACGGCATCAGCAACGGTTGAGGCCACCACAACAACGAAGGCCACCAAGACAGGGGGGCCATCTGACAGGACGAGGGCGAATCGTTGTTTTGGCAGGGCGCTTCGTGATCGCATGTTCAAGGGTGACAAGAAGAAGGATGAGAAGTACCGCAAGTTGGTGTCGCATTTGTCGGAGCGTCTGCGTGTAGTGGAGCGTTTGATGAGTCAGAATCGTTGGGATGAGATTGATGTTGGGATGATTCCTTCATTGTGTTTGAATCGCAAGCGCAAGGCATTTCTTTATGAGGACAAAAAGGGTGTTCTTCGTGGAAATGACAAGGCTCGTTTGAAGCTCCGTGAAGCTTTGATGGCACCAAAGAATGTGGAAAAGATCAAGGGTGGACAGTTGTTTGCTCATGAGTTGGTAGGCCAGTGTATGGGTTATGGTGTAAGTGCTGGAGAAGCGGCTCTTTTTGATGCTCAGTGGGAGTCCATCAAGAATACAGTCCAGAAGGAGATTGATGATTTCGCGGCACAGCAGACAGCAGCTGTGGAAGCGGGAGAGGATGTTCCACAGCGTGGTTTTAATTTGGGAAATGTAGTTCCAATTGTGGATGTCTCTGGATCGATGAGTGGAACTCCAATGCAAGTGGCAGTTGCTATGGGTCTTTTGATGGCAGAATTGAATTCCCCAGCATTCCACGGTCGTGTGATGACTTTTCATTCTCAACCAAGTTGGTTTCGAACAAATCAGGGAACCATCCAGGAACGTGTTCGTCATTTGATGGGAGCTCCATGGGGAATGAATACAAACTTCGAGTTGGCAATGAAGTTGATCATTGACACATTGGATCGGTTGGCGACACAGACAGGTGAAATGCCAGAGGTTCCAGAGTTGGCAGTGTTTTCGGATATGCAGTTTGACCAGGCAGCAGGATATGGAGCATGGGACACAGCCTATGAGCGCATCGTCAAGAACTTCCGTAATCTCGGTCAAACGTTGAGGGCAAGGGGTGTGTCAGGTGTTCCAGCTGAATTGAAGCCACCAACGATCACTTTCTGGAACATTCGAGACACAATGACGACTGGTTTGGTGACAGATGCCAACAAGAAGGGTGTTCGTCTGTTGTCGGGTTTTTCACAAAGTCTGTTGAAGCTTCTTCTTTCAGGTGCTCTTCCACCAGTAGGATCAATGGAGGACCCTGAAGTTCCAGAACCAAGTCCAGTGGATACATTGCGTGCTGCGTTGGATGACACTCGTTATGATGCGGTTCGGGTGACACTTGCGGGAATGGAATCAGGAACTTTCGCAGAGTACGAGTTCACTCCAACTCCTGAGGAGACAGAGGAAGAACTGACGTCAGCAACAGGTGGAGGATGTGCGAAGTGAATAGAGCAAGTGAAAGTAAGTGTAAGTAAGTGTATACATAAATGACAAATGTCATTTTATATAGAAATTCCTTTGGAATTTCGTGTATATAAAGGGATAGGATTTAATATAATAAAAAAAATTTGATTTTTTTTTATTGAAATAAATCGGATTTTAATTCTTAGTTATATAGCGACAAATTAGCAATAGACATTCATTAACTCATCAACAGTTAGCCAACAACAGACAACAACATCAATATGTCAGGCAAAGCAGTCGCCACAAAGGCCACAAAGGCCACAAAGGTCAAAACCAAGGCCACAAAGGCCACAAAGACCACAAAGGCCACAAAGGTCAAAACCAAGGCCACAAAGGAGGCAACAACAACGTACTACAGTGGCGGCACGGGTGTAGTGAGTTCATACTATGACGGGCGGCGACAGGAGACTTACACTGATGGTATAGATTGGGCGACTTTGGAGGGTGATTTTGATGCAGGGGATGGAGATGGTAATGAGTGGTAAAGAGTATTTTTGAGTAAGTCAAATTACAAATTATTTTTTTTTATTTGCGATTATGTTTAACTTCAAATTTTTTGATATTTTTGATATTTTTGACTTCAATTTTTTTATTAATGACTTCAATATTTTTGAGAACCATACCATATTGAATACCATTCCATGAGTGTTCATAAACAAAATACAACAATGTTTGAAATGTTTCTGTTAAGACTGTAATTTTGATGGATTTAGAAATATTTTTGGTAAACATATAACTAAATATGAGTGTAAACATAACACCAACAAATCGATAAAGCAATGTTTTTATAATGATACGTCTTTTAGATTGTTCATAAATCTTCATATAAATAATACAAAGGTAAAAAAAAAATTGTAAATCAGATAAATCAGATAAATTTAAATTAAATTACTTGGCTTTACATACATTCACTTATGAGATGGATTGTTCTTTGGACTCTGTTGAATCCCATCCATAAATTATTTTCAAAATCCGTGAAGATGGTTGTTGTTCTCCTCCAGTGGAATTTTCGATTGCAGTCTGAGCCATTTTTGTGAGATCACTGTCTGAGATTTTGGGAAGCTCTATGATATGACCGATGTATTGAACATCGGTTTCAATGTCTTTGGTCATCGATTGAAGTTTACAAATACCAGATGAAATACCAGATGAAATTTCTTGATTAACTTTATCGTTGTGGTTGTGGTTGTGGTTGTGGTTGTGGTTGTGGTTGTGGTTGTCCGCAATCATTAATGAGATTATGGCTTATGGGATTGAATAAATGAAGAAGGTCTTTCTTTATGGTTATTTTGTAATATCAATGGTTATTATTAGAAAAAGAATCAAATTTTTTTTGTGTTTAAAAAAAAATCTTTTTAAATTTATTTATTAAACACACACTCTCTTGTTTGTTTTGTTTTTTCACCAGTGATCATCCCAATGATCTTCGTACTGATCAGTCCATTGGGCGTGGCGGGATGTTGAGCGCTGGCACTCACGACAGCACTTGCGGCACTTGCGAATCCCTCTTGGACGTTTCATTTGGTTCTTGGAGAAGTTGTGATACTTCTGTATCTGGTGGCACTTGGAACATTTGAAAGGGGACTCCTTTGCCTTTTTGGGTGCTCTGGGTCGGCAACGACGTTGTTTCCTCTGTTGCCGAACAGGAGTGACGGCAGTTGGCGGTGCGGAAGTGGATCGTCGCATTTGTACTTTGGATGGGCGACGAATAGGGGGTGGAGTGCGAGGTGCCGATCGTGGTGTCATTGGTGGAGTGACAATCCGGGACGTCTCATATCGCAACCCACCACCACTACTACTACCAATTGGTGGTTGGAGGCGAACATGGATGTCGGCTGTGGTCAGGGGTCGTGAATCCCTGTGAAGTTCTTCCAAGTCAGGTGGTTGGGCGCAGTGGGAATCGACGATAGAGCGAACTGTATCGAATGCTTTGCGAAGAACACTGAATGATTCCATAAATTCCGCATCCTCAAGAAGGCAGCAACTATCCAATGTGGATGAAAAGCTCGACATATTGAATAATTGTAATAAGGCTACTAAGGATATTTGAGGTAGTAAATTAATAAGTGATATTTTGTATTGGAAAAAAATCAAATTTTTTATTTTAAAATGTGTTTTTAGCTGTTTTGGTGTGAGATGAATGTAGATATAAAGGGATAGGAAATTGTAGATTGGTATGTGGTTGGTATGTGGTTGGTATGTGGTTGGTATGTGGTTGGTATGTGGATGGTATGTGGATGGTATGTGGATGGTATGTGGATAGGATAAAAAAGATGCCTACGGGAGGAATCGAACCACCACCACAGGGACTTCACTCCTGTATACTACCGTTATACTACGTAAGCTAGCTATTCTCTTGCCAGGAATTGAACCCGGATCTACACCGTGAGAGGGTGGTATCCTAACCATTGGACTACAAGAGATAATAAGTGAATTAGATAGTCAAGCGCAGAATTGAACTGCGAATACCCATTTATAAGAAGGGCGTGATAACCATTTCACTACATGACCAGAAAAGTAAACAAGGAAGCACTGAGATTTGAACTCAGATTACTCGGGACACAACCGAGGGTGTTAACCATATTAGCACTATACTTCCAAATAGTCACACCCGGAATCGAACCGGGATTACCCATTCATCAGAAGGGCGTGATACCACTACACTATGCGACCATTAAGTTTCCATATCGAGATTTGAACTCGAGCCAACTGGGTGAAAGCCAGTCATCCTAACCAAACTGGACCATATGGAATTACTTATATATACTGTTTTAAAGTTATACATAAGGAAGCAAATAAAAAAGTATTTTAATTATTAATTAGGTTTTAATCACTCACTAGATCTTATTCACAGGTTGTCACGTTGTTCATCTCATTGGGGGGTTTTCCGTTGACCATTGGAGGTGTTGTTGGGAGCAAATTTAGAGGTAACTTGGAAAAGTTTTCGTTTTCCCATTGAGCCTCCTTCTTCTCCTAGTCTTTCACGGAGTCTTTGACGAAATCCCGATAAATTGTTGTCTTTCAATAAGGGAGATGAAGGATAAGAAGAATTAGGTGATTCCATTGGCGATTCCATTGGCGATTCCATTGTCGATTCCATTGTCGATTCCATTGTATTGGATATTAGGTAAGTATTTTATTGGGTAAGTATTAATACAGTAATTGGCAGTAATTGGGAGAATGTATAGAGTCTGAAAATTTCAGAAAGAAAGTGAAATTAAGTTTAATGTAATAAAAAAAAAATCAAATTTTTTGACAAGGAAGATATAAAGGGATAGGATTAGGAAGTTTTATTTATGTATAGCTTTAAAGTAATATATATAAGATCGTGATCAGCAATCACTAATAATTAGTAATTAATCTTGGTATTCATGAGAGTACCAGGAGGGGAATGGGATATGGCATCCTGAGTTCCTCAGTCATCAATGAACTGAAAAAGTTCGTAGTTGGCGACCCCCTTCTCAGACCGACGATCTGTTTTTTTTGTGTTTTATGTATAACTTCAAGACAATAAATATAAGATCGTGATCAGCAATTAAAATGATAATGTGATGTATATCTTGGTATTCATGGGAGTATTAGGAACAGGATTATTAAATTCTGTAAAGTTCTACTATGAACTAAAGAGTTCATGGTCAGCTGGCAGTAGCAATAATTGCGGCAGCAGCAATGGTAATTCATCCTAGACCGACGATCTGTTTTTTTTATATTGGTTTTAAAAAAAAAAAGCAAAGAGAAAAAGTTGACTTCAATTGTTGATGCCGGCCTACAAGTATAGAGACAGAAAGCAGAATTTAGAATGTAATTGGTTGTGAAGGAAATACAGAAGGGACAACAATGAAACAATGAATCTACTTACCTGTTGTTGACGTCCGGGATACGATGTTTTATGATTCTCTAACAATATCTCTACTCATCGATGATATCGGGAAATCACATAATAATCCAACTTTGAAAGAGCTATAGTATCTAAGTTGGAGTTCTTGTGTGATTACCAGAGATACCAGAGAGACAGATGATAAAGCCGATCACAACCCATATATATATGGTTTTAATGATATACATAAAGGAATCTGTTTTAAATAGTATAATGACGCCAGAGTCATTGAGCGATTCTGAATCCGAATGTATATTTTTATATGGAAGTTGTTCATTAAAATATTAAAATAACATATGTTATATGGGACATATGTTATATGGGACATATGTTATATGGGACATATGTAAATGGTTTTGTGTATTGTGAGGATGAGCACTGAAGTGCAAGTTATCAAAGTGGGATTTTATTATTGAAGTTGTTCATTAAATTTTTAAAATTACACAGTAATTTTGGATAATTGTTAATGATTTAAAACATTGAGACAGTGAGTATTTTTGAGCAAAGGTTATCAAAGCGATTTTTCATGGAACAAGTTTTTTCCAAAAACCATTTAGATTTTTGGTGATTTATTATAAAAAGATTTAAAGAATTATCACTAGGATTACATAAATGTTCAAATGTAATAATTGCAATTATAACACAAATCGAAAGTACAATTACGATAGACATATAAAAGGATGTTATTCAAAAATGAAATGTATTTATTGTGAATGTTCGTTCATCACTGATGAAAAATTAAAAATCCACATGGAGAATTGTAGTTACAAACAAAATTCTATATGTCATGTGTGCAATAAAAAATTTTCAAATGTCGGAAATTTGAATAAACATATGAAAAAATGTAAATTAAGGACACATAAATGTTCATTTTGTGAAAAATTTTTTTCAGAAATAAATGAATTGAAAAAACATATAATATTATGTGTACAAGAAGTTACAAAATTTGATCAATATATCAATGACACATCCAATACAGTAACTACAAATAACGACACAACCAACAAATTATTAAACTTTGGAAAAGAAGATTTATCAGGAATAACAGTAGAAAAACTTAGTCAATGTTATTTGGATCCCAAAAATGCCATAAGTAATTTAACCCGAATAATGCATTTTAACAAAAATTATCCACAAAATGCCAATATCATGATAGAGAGTGCCAATAGTAAATATATAAAGGTTTATATGGGAGAAATGTGGAGATATGGAGATCTAAAACAATCACTTCAAAAAATAGCAGATAAAAAATTTCAATATTTGGAGATGAACTATGATTTATGTCATGATAAATTATCAAATATAGATAGACAAAATTGGAATAAATATTATGATGATTATACAGACAAATTACCTGAAATAATAGAGCCAGTTCAGGATAAAATATTTTTGGCGATAATGATAGGTTCCAATAATATAAAAAAATATAGGATTTGAATGAAATTATGGTATGAGTAAAAAAATAGTTTATTTTATACAACCATCTGAATTAGATGGAACAAATAAATATAAAATAGGTGTGTCAAACAATTTTGAAAATTTTTACAATAGATATGGAATAGGATCAACATGGATATCAATAAATGAAGTGAGTGATTCGACAATAGTCAAAAAAATGTTAAGAAAAATATTTAATGATAAATTTGTGAGGGTTCAAGGATATAAATATTTTATGGGAAATTGTAACGAAATGTTAAAAGAATACAATACAATTGTGATGCCATATGTGTTGGAAAAGTTGGAAGTGGATAATGGTAGTGATATAGTGGAAATAAATAAAGAACAAACTGTTGAGAATACAGTGGTAAAAGAAATACCAGTTGAGGATAAAAAAAAGTTTAAATGCGACAAATGTGATTATTCATCAATACGAAAATACAATTATGACAGACATGTTGGCGTGTGTTGTCTAAAAAAAATGTACATATTGTAATTCATCGTTTAGTACTAATAAAAAACTAGAAATTCATATGAAAAAAAAATGTAATTATAAACAAAAATGCAAGTGTTTTTACATGTGAAAAACAATATTCAAATATCGGAAATTTGAATAAACATATGAAAAAATGTGTATGACACAAAAATCAATATACATCATCACATAATATTGAACTATAACCATAACCTGATAATAAAAATCATGTATCAATGAATGATATAAGGTAAACTACTCATTATTACACATTTTGTTCGGCATATTTTGAACAGGAGAATTGTATAATAATTATTTTTACAATAACAAAAAATATATATATTAAACTTAATAAAACACACAAATTTAGATTTATTTTCAATTGTGAAGCTCTTGGCATATTTTTAAAAAGGAGGTTATGGTTATAATATGATTATTATATTAATATATGTTTATTATATAATTAAGGTATAATTGGTTAATGTGCAAAAAAGTTCAATTGTGCAAAGGTGTCAGAGGGCCCAAAAAGTACAAAATCTGAGGGTCCAAGAGGGCAGTTTTTTTTTGAAAAAAGACACTGCACAATTGGACAACTTTTTGTTTTTTTCATTTTCATTAAATTTATGTTAATAAAATATAAATATATAAAATATATGGTTTATACAAACATGCTAAAAAAAATATGCCGAAATCAATGTTTTTATTAAGGTAAAAATCGCCATCGGATTTTGCAGTTTTTTATGAAGTTACTGGTAATATTAAAATAATATATAAATGATAATTATAATTTGTGTAATAAGTCTGAAAAAAATATTTAAAAATATCTGTTGTGATATATTAATTATATATAGAACACCATGTTATTTAAATGTGACAATTGTGGATATAAAACAAAACGTAAGTTTTGTTATGACAGACATGTAACCAATCCAACAGCTTGTAAAAGTATTCAATGTCAATATTGTGGTTCAAATTTTGGAAAAAAAACAGATTTAAAGAGTCATGAAAAAATATGCAATAATAAATTATCAAGAAGTTGCCAGTATTGTAACAATAAATTTAAGTTTGTTTACACACTAAATCGACATCTTAAAACATGTAAAGGATTATATATGTGTGCTTTATGTAAAAAATTACTGAGAACAAATGATTTATTGAAGAAACATCTTGTTGAGTGTGCCACATCATCCAAACTAGATCAATCTATTAATGATACATCCAGTACAGTGACAATAGATAGTAGTACTAATAATACCAACAATAATACCACTAATAACAACATAACCAACAACAATAACATAACCAATAACATAACCAATAACAATACAATTGCAGTATTGAATTTTGGTAAAGAGGATTTATCTGGTATAACGGTTGAAAAATTGAGACAATGTTTTTTGGATCCCAAGAATGCCATAAGTAATCTAACGCGAATGACGCATTTTGATAAAGATCATCCAGAGAATGCCAATATACGGATAGAAGATGCTAACAGTCAATATGTGAAGGTTTATACAGGAGGAATGTGGAGATATGGTAATTTGAAACAATCACTTAGAAAAATAGCAGATAAAAAATTTCAATATTTGGAAATGAATTATGATTTATGTCATGATAAATTATCGAATAAGGACAAACAAATATGGGATGATTATTATTATGGCTATATGGATGAGCTACCTGAAATAATGGAACCAGTCCAAGATAAGATATTTCTGGTGGTAATGGTGGGTTCAGCCAATATAAAAAATGGAGATATAAAGAAAATGTTGGATTTGAGTGCATTGTGAAAAACGGTATTCAGATATTGAATCCGATGGGTTCGACCCCCCCGAGCCGTGGACAGGGGTCCCAGATACGTATCAATATATCAAAATGACACTTTTTTTTATAAAAAATCCCAATTCAGACATTTTTTTTATAAAAAAACAATAAAAAAAAGAAAATGGATACTTTTTTTTTAAATAAATAAAAATAAATATGGAATCTGAAATTTATAAAAAAATCCCAGATTAGATAAATTTTTATATTTTCTTTGAAAAAAAGAAAAATATATAAATTTTTATAAAAATCCAATTGAAATTTAAATATTTTATAAAAAAATCCATAAAAAAATAAAAAAAAAAGAAAAATAAATAAAAAATAAAGAAATTTTTATAAAATTCATAAAAAAAACATAAAAAAAAGGAAAATACTATTTTTATTGTAATTTTATATAAAAAACCCGCCATTTTAAACATTCGGTACCCCTGACCCATCGGAATCAGTGATTTCTGGGGTACCCCCACAATTTGAATTGATATTTGATTTTGGATCTGGGTTTGGATCTGAATCCAAAAAAGGAGTTTTTGAATAGGTGGGTTCGATTCCCAGTGTCTTCACAAATACCACACCTTTGTTGACAAGTTGATTAAGGCCGAAAAGAGCAGTTTGTTTATTACAGAAGCTGGGAGTTTGTGTTTTCATGATTTGTGTTTTTGTAAGAGGACCATTTTCCAGAAGATCCAGTGCGACTTGTTCAAGTTGCGGATCAATAGTATCAATAATAATTTCGTGCCAACCATTATCATGATTGCGTCGGTATAATTTATTTTTGTGATTCCACCGTGCCTTGACACAATATTGTTGACCATTTTCATGAAGAGTTTGTAGGGTGACGGTGTGGCCAGTTTTGGTGGTATTGGTGACAACATAATAGGTGGAGCAGTCAAGTTGTCCACCTAGCATGGAACAATGCATTTGACCAAGAACGTGAGTACCATTTTTGAAAGGTGTGATGGGTTCTTTTGTTTTTTTAGATTGTTTTTTGGGACTGTGGTTGATGGTATCACCATGTTTTATTTTTTGTTGTGGTTGTTGTATATCCATGATGATGGTGGGTAGTTAGATAGTGTTGGGGTAGAGTTTTTGATAAGTGTAATGGATTACTGGAAAAAAATCAAATTTTTGTTTAGTTTTTCGGAAAATCCAAGGGTAGTTCCCCAGTGAAATTCTAGTAATATAGTGATTTTTTATATTTTAGGGATTCTCAACTGAAAAAAAGATACTAAAAAAACGATACTAATATATTGATGTATAACTTCGAAAATGTATAATTGATTGGGTCAGTGAGCTCGAAGGATGTGAGTACCGGTAGACAAGCGCCGGAGGATGTGGGATCG